ATCATCTCCCGGTGCTTCAGTATCTAGTGCTCCTAAATCAGCACCGATGCCAGCGCCACTGATGCCAGCTGATCTCATTTCTGCACTAGGGTCCATAGCAGCAACATCAGCGTCTTCACCGTTTTCTTCTTGCCACAATATTTCGTTTTCTTTGATTTCTTCTTCAGTAAGACCTAAGAAACGACTCATTGCAAATCTATTTGAAATATATGGTAGAGCAGCCATTTGTCCGAATGTTGGAACTCTTGCATTATCTAGTTCTGCTTGTCTATAACTTGCAAAGTTTTGTGGCTTTACAAATGTCAAGTCAAACATTTCAGTGTCAATGTTAACGCCTTTTTCTAATAGATATCTTTTAAATTCTCTATTAAATGTTTCTACAAGTAAGCCTTGTAGTCTTTCACAGTAAGTGTTGAAACGCAGTTCTTGAATGTATGCTGTACCAACTCTACCGTCTTGGAAATTATTTGCACCGTCATCTGCGCCGGTTGGCAAATAGCTCGAAGGAATACGTAGTCCACGCACAAGTTTGTTAGTAAAATAGCGTAAGTCGTCGATCTCACCAAGGTTAGTACCGCCTGGTAGTGTTTCTACTTTAGAACCTCTACCTTCTGCTGTTTGCGGGAAGAAGTAGTCTTCGTTTATGCTAAGTGGGTTGTAGCTTGAATCAATAACATTAGTGCCGCCACCTGTAGCACTTGGTATTCTACGTTGATGAATTTCTGTTTTTACTCTTTCTACAAACTGCATAGCTAAGTGTGCAGGCATGTTACCAACGTCAACGTAAAATACTCTACGTTCTGGTGCACGCTGTACTCTATAGATAATAATTGCGTCTTCTAGCAATTCTTTCTGCTTGTAAACTTTGAATACAGTTTCTAACAAACTATTACCAAACGGAAAGTTGTTGTCTAGTCCTTCGCTCAAACTTAGATGTAAAACATGTTCAGCACCTACGCCTAGTTCTTGTTGTTCTCTGTAAAATCTAGAACCAGCTTGTTGAGCAGCATTGCCTACCATACCTCGTGCTCCGCCGGTAGCGTATGCAGGATTACCGCCCTGTATGTTTCCGCTGGTTTGATGAGGTGTAGTTGCAATACCTTCTACAAAATTAAAGTTGATGTCTCTAATTACATATTGTTCAGGTGTTTTGCCCTGGCTCTCGTTTACAATAATTCTCGAAACTTTAGCTGGATCTATATGATAGAGTTTTTTAGTTTCTGGATCTCTTAAGAATATTTCGTCACCGTACTTAAACACGTTTCTAAAAATTCTAAACATTCTAGTGTCGAAGTCATTTAGTTTGCACCACTGCCTCATGTACTGCGTAAGTATTTGTACTTCTGAACTAGTAGCAGGTTTGTTAAATTCAAAATCAAAATGATTACCTTGATGATTTTTTTGTGTACAAAATTCTGCTAGGATGTCTAGTGCAGCATTTACCTCACTGTCCATGTCCATGGTATTGTACTGACCATAACGTTCAACACGGTTAGGTGAACCGACGTACACGTCTGGCAAATAGCTACTGTAGTTTGCACTAGCTGGTCCGCTTGCATTTGTAGATGCGCCGCTTATAGGACTAGCAGAACCGTCATAGGGTGTAAAATATTTTTTCCAACTCATTGCATTTCACTTGGTTTGATGTTATATTTATGTTAATATTAAACGTATTTAAAAAAGTATAAGTAAGTTTGATGGCTGACAAAAAGACAAAAAAACCAAGACCTGTGCACGTTGACCAAAGTAATCCCGGTCCTATGCTGACTACAGAACAGTACGAAAAGTATTACGGAAACAAACAAAAAGGTAAAAAAGATGACAATCACGACTCTTAAACTGATCACAGGCGAAGAGATAATCGGCGATGTTACACAAGAAAACGATTCTGAGATTGTTGTAATGCGTCCAGTTACAATGGTAGAATCTGAAGAACCTGGCAGTATAAGTCTTGTACCATGGATCTACAGTATAGACATTGCAAAACCTATAACTATAGATAAAGACAAAGTGTTTTTAACAGCAGTTACTGACATTCGTTTTGCAGATAGTTATTCTAAGTATGATAGCAGTCTTACTACTGCACTTGAAGAATTAGAAGCTGAAGAACAGTATGCCCAAGAAGAACTAGACGAAGACGATACTGTAACTATTCACTAACGAGCTCCCGGATTAAATGCTACTATCCCGCCTGTTTGTTGCGCAGTTGTGTTTACCCTATCATTAGCAGCAGCATTTTGCATTAATGAAGTATTTAATTTTTCTGCCATTAATGCTTGATTTTGATTACCTATGCGTAGTATCGGGATTAATTCTGAAATTTTGTCAACTAGATCCAATATAGCTTCTTGAACTATATTTGGACTAACTTGCTGCCCTGCTAAGACGTTTCCGCCTGGTTGTTCATCGAGCATTTTTGCTCTTTCATCGTTAATTAGGTCACGTTCTGCAGCTCTTAGCGTGTTAAAATCTAAGGCCTCTTCATTACTAACTTGGCCGCCTGCGGCTAAGGTATCAATGGTGCTTTCTAAGGCAGAAAACTCTTCGAGCAATGATCTTTGCTCAGGCGTTAGGCCTTGTTGGCTTTGTAGTCTATCTAATATTCTAGACATTGCTGTTGCATCAGATTGAATAGAGCCTGGTTCATTTTCTGCTGACCTTAGAATTTCTTTTACTTGTTGGGCTGTGCCTAGCATCACTTGAGAAAGTGGTATTAAGCCCCTTAAACCGTTTACTAAAATACCGTCGTTTGGATCTAAAAGTTCTGCTATACCTAAATTAACTTCTTTTGATGCTTCTGCTAGTAAAACCTGATTGTCTATAAGAGCATCCATTGTCTGATCGACACCTTGTATTCGACGGTTGATATTTTGTTGAGCATCAGTTCTTTGCATACTAACAAACATAGGGTTTTGCGCAGTGCCTAATATAGTTGCTCTCTGTCGTTCTACATCTCTACGTAAGAAACCAAACTCGCTGCCTAAGTATGGAGCAAATCTACCTAACTGCTGCATAACACCAGCAGACTCTTGAGCGTACACTTGTGCAATTCTATCTTCCATTGCCCTTATTTCTTCAGCACTTGCACCGCTTGCTATCATTGCGCTCATTTGTCCTAGTAGAGCAGTGGTCATAGGCTTCAATGCAGCTTCGATTTCATTTCCAGGTGTAGGCAAGCCGACGCCACTTAAGAATCCTTCAGCAAGGTCGCTTGCGCCTATAGCAGCTAGAGTATTACTAAATCTAATAAGATTTTGTGTTTGTCTTGGATTTGTTATTAGATCTAACTGTCTTGCGAGAAGTGCAGGAGTGTTTACCATAGATTCAACTGCTCGTTGTTGAGCTTCGACACTCATACCTGTAGTCTGTGCAAGTAGTTTTTGATTTTTAATGTTTTCTTCTATTACGCTGTCAAGTGTTTTTCGGTTTTCTTCATTAGCTAAGAATACAGGACCTAACAAAGCAGATTGAGCTGCCAAAGTAAAGGTTAGTGTGTCTAACTCTATACCTAAAGCTTTGAAATTTTCCAAAGTCTCTTGACCAAATGCATCTTTAACCTGTTCAAAATTTTCTAACACGTCGTCTGGTAATCCTCCAGACGCTCTTAATAATTCTACCTGACTGCCTAGTTGTACAAGTTGATCTTTATTAATTTGTAGATTAGCAGCAAGCTGGTCAAATTGTTGAATAGTATTAAGAATTGTTCCTTGATTAGCAAGAGCTTGCGATCTGTAAAAACTATCTTCTGCAATGTTTGCAAGTTGTGCTACTTGGCTCGTTAGGTCATCACCGAACACGTTGCCTGCTCTAAGTACACTACCTTGCGTATTACCTCTAGTTTCTTCTATTGCTGTGCCAACAACTTTAATTCCTGTTGTTAAGGTATTCACAACCTTTCCAAAGATTGCTGCTGTACCAGTTGCCGCCGTATTGACGTTATCCATGCTTTCTGATGCATTATTAGCATTCGTAGCTAGTTGGTTTGAAAAGCCGCGAGATTCCATTGCTTGGAATAAAGAATTAGCAAAGCGATCATAATCAAACTCGTCCATTATTTTTCCTGCCTATTTTAATATGTTAAATACATATAGCTTATTTAGTGAGAATATAATGTCCTCTTTTTTAGAAAAATACAAAAGACAAGCAAAGTTATATATAGACTTACCTAGCAGCGGTATTTACTATGATGATTCTGTAGTGCAAGATCAGCAGTATGTTCACTTACCGGTGCATGCTCTAACCGCTGCTGATGAAATTACTATAAAAACACCAGATATTTTGTTTTCAGGACAAGCCACTGCTGATATAATAAAAAGTTGTGTACCTTCTATTTTAGATCCCTGGAAATTAGTCAAACCAGATGTTGATTATATTTTGTCGGCTATAAAATTAGCAACATATGGGGAAACTTCATCTATGACTGTAACTTGTCCTAAATGTGGTACAGAAAGCGAAGCTGAAATAAAGCTACAAGATGTTTTAGATTTTTACGAAAATGTTCCGCAAGAACATGTTTTTTCTTATCAAGATCTAGAAATACAGCTTACACCTGTAACATACACTATTATCACTAAGCTTGGCCTAGAAATGTATAATTTACAAAGAACATTAGTGCAAGTACAAGCTAGCGATATGACCGATGAGGAAAAAACAGATCATTATGCAAAAGCTGCTAACGAGATGAAAAAAGCAGCAGTAAGGGCATTAGTTTATTATGTGACATCGATATCGTCTAAAACTTCTGATGATGTAGAAGATAATAATGAAGTAATAAATGATTTTCTTTATAATAACGATAATTCTGTTGCTACACTTTTTACAAAAGAAGTAGACATATTTCTACAAAAATTGTCGTTTCCAGAACAGTTTTTACCCTGTTCTAATGAAGAATGTGATCATACGTTAAATGTAAAATACAGCAGTGATTACTCAACTTTTTTCGATCGATCCTAGTTGCAAAGTCGAATTCTGAGATTGAAGAACTTATCAAAAAATACGAAAATCAGATAAAAGAAATAAAATATAATCTCTATAAATTAGGATGGTTCATGCGTGGTTTTATGGACTATAACACAATTATGCATGTAATATCTCCAGAAGATATACGAATATTAAATGATATTGTTAAAGAAAACTTAGAAACTACAAAAGAAAGCGGAATGCCGTTTTTCTAATTAAGATTTTTCAATTTTGTCAAAAATGTACATAAGATCAGGCCTGTTAGCCTGCACATCTTTTTTGATATCATAATACATTTCTTTACATAAATTGTTTAAATCATTAAAGTCGATGTTAGAAAAGTTGTCAGTTTGCATTACACTATCTGCATCGGGATTAGCTGATTCTAAAGTAGACCGGCTAATGACAGGCACGTACAAGTCTACAAGATCCCCAAAGCCTGGATCTTTTAGTTCACACCACGAAGCAATCTCTTCTTTTGTAATAAATTTCAACATAAATCTTGCAACAGGTTCTGCTATAAAATTAGCAAATTTGTCTTGACGTTTTAAAATGTGTGCTATTGCAAATTCTGCAGCGGTTGTAACTAGTAAAGCAGCTATCCAGCCTACAAAGCCGCCAGCTGGAAAAACAAGTAATATATTTTTTAATAACTTAGAAAGTCTTACCAAGCCTATGGCAGTTGCGCCAGCACCTGCAATTAGAGCCACAGACCACCCCTGTATTAAAAAATATAATAGCATGCCAAAACTAGTCTCATTTTTCATATTCAATAATGTTGGATCTATATTTTTGTCATTTTTTGGTTCATAATTAGGCATACGTTCGCACGGTGATGCCTGTGTCCCTGGGACTTTATATGATCCTCGTACATAGCTTACTAAATTTGTTTTCCATCTGCTGAAATCTATCATTGGCGCTAAGCCAGTTAAGATTATGCCGGCTAAACTTCTAGAAAGACCACCTCCTACAAAGTTTCCAAATCCTTTCCATATACTTTTACTATTGCGTTTATATTTGTTATCATTGTCAACCTTGTCGTCTACTTCGGGCGATTTGTTAGCCTGACTCGATAATTCTGTAGTTGCTCGTTGTGCAGCTTGTTGAGCAAGTGCTCTATTTTTAAAAGTTTGATCACCTATTTTACCGTCAGGACCTTTTAACCTAAACTCATTATCAACTTTTACAACTTTGAATTCTTCTGCTAAAAATTCAGTAGCTCTCATGCCGGATCTCCGATCATACGCTGTGCTTTTCTTTCTGCCTTTGATATAGCGTCTTCAAGTTGCTGTGACTTTTTAGGATCGCTAGCTACAGCTTTGCGCATGTCGTCTAGTACTGCTTCACAAACTTGATTAAACAACTCTGCATATTCATCATCAATAATTTCTGCTAGTTGCTGCATCTGATTTGGTCTTTGCTGACTGTCAGGATTAGCAGCTTCGGGTACTAGATCTAACAATTCTAAACTAGGATCATCGTCGTCAACTTCTATACCTCCTGATACACCGCCTAATTCTAGATACATGTTTCTGCGTTGACATGCTTGATTTACATAAGCTTTTGTAGAAATTGTAGAAGCTAAGAAGCCGCCAACTTTGTTACTTAATGGTCTTAACCATTGTTCCTTGCGTTTCATAAAACGGTCAATTGCTATACTTATGATCCAACTAGCGCCTCCGCCTACTAGCACAGTTATAATTGCAGCTGGCATACCTACACCGCTACCTGCAAGTGCAACAGCAGCCATTCGAGACAGTCTCATAATAAGTTTAGAAGCTATAATTGTACCTGTGAGTGCATTTACAATTAAATTAAAAGCCCAACTTGCTAATCTTCGACTTATAGTATATCTCGTAGTAGGATCACTTGGTTTTTGGCCTGCTCTTGTTACCCATCCTTGTTGTGTAACATACCATAAAGGATTGTACTGTAGATAATCATCAAAATTTCTTGGATCAAAACTATTTAAATTACCG